CTTCCGGGGGTACCTAAATCTCGCATCCGACCCGAATGGCTCTTCAGCCTATATGGGAGCGGTGCGTGGTTTAGCCTGGGTAACACCCAGGTTTCGAAACGTCCATTCAGCACTAGGGGCGTCATGGGTCATCATTGATCCTGCTCCGATGACAAGGAGCTCCTTATGCCTATTTACCCGCGAAACCAGACGGTCAGTGGCTGGATCGGTTCAAAACGCGGCTCGTATTCTAATCAAACGGGATACGGGTCGTATAATGAATCTCCTCGGCCATGGCTGGACTACCAGAGGATCTTCTCTCTGAGTAGGCCGGCCCCGGGCGCCTTAGATTGGAACGGTGCGCTTGATACATACGCGTATTCCCAGACATTCTCAGGCGAAGGCATTCGGCACCAAGCGATTGCTGATCGCAAGGCGTATGACAGGTTTAAAGACCTGGCGTACGATTCGGCCGACGCAGGACTTCTCGCTGCCGAGCGGAAGGAAGCCTCAGAACTCATCGTTCAAAGGGCTTCACAGCTTTATAAGGGATTCAGGGCTCTCCGCAAGGGTGAGTTCAAGAAGTTCCTTCGTGAGCTGAAAGTCCGTCCACTAAACAAAGACAAGAGAACCAAGTGGACGCGTCCTCGTGACGCGACTGCAATCTGGCTCGAGTACTGGTTTGGTTGGTCGCCTCTCATTAACGACATTGGAAACGTCGTCGAGGTCCTACAGGGAGAAATCCCAGACCTTGAATTGAGGGCAGGTGGATTTAGCAAGGGGAAGTTCAAGCTGCATGAGTACTACGGGCCAAGCTTCTATAGGCTCGTGGATCTCGATGTCGTGGCTCGGACAACCTATTGGGGCAGGGTTCGGGTTACAAACCCTAACCTTGCTCTAGCGAACCGGCTGGGCTTTGTCAACCCAGCCACAATCGTTTGGGAACTTGTCCCGTTCAGCTTCCTAGTCGACTGGTTTATTCCTGTCGGTAATTTCCTTTCTCAGTCTACGGATTGGGTTGGGATGGAGCTGGTGGACAAGCGCGTTTCTCGCAAGCGGATGGTCGGGGGCACTGAAGCTATTTGCCTTTACGATACTCCGCAGCAGACGCTCTCGAACTCCGGTGTTTTCAATCGCTCTACTAGCTGGGACGTACCCGGGGTAGTGATCACACCACCAAACGGACTTTCCCTAACTAGGGGGGCTACGGCCATCTCCTTGTTGGTTAGTCTTTTTACAAAGGGCTGAGAAGCCTTCACCAATAAAGGTACCATCATGCCTAATCAGGCGAACATCACCATCAAGGCAGCTGACGGCACGACTGATGTTGTCTACACCGCACTTACGCCGGCGGCGGGTGACCGCACCCCGGCGCGCTGGGCCAATATTTCGGCCAATGCGCGTGCAAACCTCCGTCCGACCGCCGAAATGACCTCGCGCTTCAACAACGCTCGGTCGGCTCGGCACGTGGATTTCGTCCTGAAGTATCCGGAAGTCGCCAGTGTTAACGGCGTCGACCAGGTCGTCGGGACTGCTCTCATGAGCGCCACGTGTGTGGTCCCTCTTCAGGTCACTGATTCCGTTATTGCTGAAGCTGTGGCGCAATTCGGCCACCTGCTCAACAATGCGTTGGTCAGCGGATCTGTTAAGGCTGGATACGCTCCCCAGTAACTCGGAGCGCTAAGGACCGGTGATACTGGTCCACGGAGAAGACTATGGAAAACGAGCAATTCGTCGACCTGTCGCGCGTGTTATACGCGGACCTCGACACTCCTGTATCGTTGGGGGTATACCTCCGACAAAAATATGGAGAGTGGGATCAGTTTCTCGCAATGAGAGCAGATCCAGCGCACTACATTGACACGTCTCTCGGGGCCGATCGGTTCCTGAGGGATACTCAAGCAATTGAGCTTCTGCGGAAGTATCCTAACCTCCCGGTTAAGATCAACCGCAAGAAGGTGGCAGTAGACGGCTTCTACGCTGCTGAGAAGCAGTGCAGGAGAACAAACGACTTTCTCAGACCTTTCGTCGATAATTCTGGCTTTGATGCCACGACGATACGCCTCATCCCATTCGTGGAGAAGGTGAAAAGACTAGTGGGGAAGATACTTGGTCCTCTCCCCGAGGACTTAAGGATTCGTTTTGGTCCCGGCGCAACGTTCGAGAGCAAAGGACATCGTTATGCCAGCAGCCTCACGGTGGCTGACAAAATGACTATGCCTCTGTGTTGTACCCAGGGTGCTGTTGACCTCCTAAAATTCATTTATGAAACTAAATGGGGGGAAGCAGTGCTCAAGAGAGATCACTCGGCTCCAGTTCTTGTAAACGGTAACCGTTTTACTACCGTGCCCAAGGACGCCACAAAAGATCGTGGTATCTGCATCGAGCCCGGCGCTAACGTTGCTCTGCAACTTGCCGTCGGCCGTGTGATTCGCAGCCGTCTCCGTCGCTTTGGTTTAGACCTTCAAAACGGTCAAGACCTCCACCGCGCTTTGGCACAGGTGGGATCCCGTAGCGGGGATATTGCAACGTTGGATCTCTCGTCAGCCAGCGATACCGTAGCGAAGAACCTTGTGAGAGTTCTCCTCCCGGAGGACTGGTTCACGCTGCTGGCCTCACTCCGCTCACCTCGGACTCTAATCCGGAAAAGGTGGGTGGTTTTAGAGAAATTCTCCAGTATGGGTAATGGCTTCACATTCGAGCTAGAAACACTGATCTTCGCGTGCCTTACTTCTGTAGCATGCGGAGGGCGGATCGGTTCGGATGTGTGGGTCTACGGGGATGACATCCTCTATCCATCTGAGAAGGCTGAGGTAGTTGTTAATTGCCTCAAGCTGTTCGGTTTCACACCGAACGCTCGTAAGAGCTTCTCTTCAGGTCCCTTTAGAGAAAGCTGCGGGGGAGACTTCTTCGCCGGTTACCCGGTCCGTCCTTACTACTTAGACGGAGAAGTCAGTGATCCCGCATCCTGGAT